GTCGGAGGCCGACGTCCAGCCGATCGTGGTGGCGCCGGCGCCGGCGACGTTCTTACGGCCGAAGTGGGCGGAGATTGCGCCCAGGTCCTGGGTGGTGATCTGGGTGGTCCCAGCCTGCGGGGTCGATACGGGGGTGTTGAGGCCGGAGGCGTTGACGTAGTAGAGCTGGGCCTGGGCGGTCGGGGTGAGCGACACGGACGGGTTGGCGGCCAGGCCGGTGGCGCCGTCCTCGACGTCGACGCCCACGTCGGAGGCCGCGGTGACGGTCTGGGAGCGGATGGCCTTGGCGGCGGAGCCGGTCGTGACGACGCGGACGGTCTGGGGACCGGTGGGGACGGAGGCGCCCAGGACGTAGGTGTAGGCGGCGCAGGCCTCCGACGTGGTCCGGTTGGAGAACCGGACGCGGGTCATGGCGACCCCGCCGTAGGTGACGCTGGAGACCTGGTCGCCAGAGGCGGCCTGGGAGATGAGAACCGCCACGCCACGGGGGGTGCCAACCGGGGTGTGGGTGTGGTCGACGTTGCCAATGACAACGGAGGACCCGGACCCGCCGGAGGCGTCGTGGGTGACGGTCATGGGGCCGGGGGCCTTACGCGGATGCCGGCGCGGTGATCGACCCGGACAGGATCTCGACCAGGACGCCCACGGTGACGTCGACGGTGTTGAGGTTGAGCATGGCGCCGGAGGTCCCGACCGTGCCGTCGATGACGCCCTGGCCGTCAGAGGCGGCCTCATCGCCGGTGAGCAGGCGCGCCCAGCCGGCGGTCCCATCGGCCAGGCCGTCGTCGGTGAGGGCCGGGGTGACGTCGAGGGCGGCCACGCCGGCGGCCGGAGTGCCGAACGACGGGTCGGACAGGACGAACTCGGCCAGCAGCGTCCCGGACGGGGCGGTGGCCGGGGTGGCCGGCTGGGCGCCGGTGTAGATCCGCGCTCGGGCGGCGGAGGCGGAGGCGTCGAGGGTGGTGATGACGCCGGCGACCTGGGCGTTACGGGCGGCGTCGTTGACGCGGACTGGCATGGTGGCGGGTCCTTTCTAGCCGACTCGGGGCGGGGCGTAGGGGCCGACCCGTAGGAGCTGGTCGATATCGGGGTCGCGGCGCGGAACGTAGAGCGGGACGTCGCCGGCGCCACCGACGCCCTCCGGGGTGAAACGGCGCTTGTACCACCGGGCGGCCAGATACTTGACGCCCAGGACGAACTCGGGCCAATGCGGGTCGGTGTCGTCGGCCGGCGCGTGCGGCAGGTTGCTGGCCCAGGCGTTCGCGCTCAGGACGGCGTCGGGAATGTTGGGGTCCGGGTCGGCGGGCTCGAGACCCACCGACACGCGGACCGCGACGTCGGTTGTGTACTCGGTCACGGGGTCACAGCGGCGAGCTGGAGGGCCGTGGCCTTGTTGATGATGGTGGCGTAGTAGCCGAACACGCCGGGGTCGACGCCACCGTTGACCATGTTGACGGCCTCGACCCGGATCGGGGTCGGGTTCAGCTCGTAGAAGGTGGCGGCCTGGCGGGCGCCGACGAGGACCTGGCCGTTGAGCTGGGAGGCGAAATCGACACCCAGCCGGCCGTCGAGCTCGGAGCCGTCGCGCCTGGTCAGGTTGAGGCGCAGCTCCAAATAGGCCGGCTTGTTCGCGCTGGTGACGGCCATCGCGTCGGGCAACAGGTCCTTACCGGCGATGACCCACTCGGGGATGACGTCGTCGGGCATCGCGAGAATCGCGGCCACGATGCCGGCGGACAGGCTGGCGAACGGGCCACCGGCGACGGCGGTCGCGGCGGTCTCCAGGTCGGCCACCAGGGCCAGGTCGGAGAGCAGGGCGTACGACTCGGTCATGGCGCGGTAGTAGGACTCGAAGAATCCCGTGTCGCCAAAGTCGCGGAACTTGCGGTCGACGTCGTGGGCGCCGGCGAGACGCTCGGCCTCGGCGGTGACGGCCTGGGTGGTCGCCGCGTTGGACGGAACGGCGGCCTTGTCTCCGGCGTAGGGGGCCACGACGGGCTTTACCACCCAACGCCAGCCGTTCACGTTGTACGACGTCAGCGGCAGGTTGTTCACCAGCGGGACGAACCGGCGCTGGTAGGCCACACCGGACCACAGCTCGCCGGCGAACTGAGTTTGGGTCGTCCACTCATTGGCGGTCTGGGTGATGTCGGAGAGGGCGGCGAGGAACTCGGCGGGGGCACGCTCGCCGGTGTGGGTGGCGCGGAGGCCCTCAAACAGGACCCGCAGAGGCACGGGGCCAGGGTCGGCGGGGTGGTGGCCGGCCTGGAGGGAGCCGGCTGGGGCGGCGGCGTGGACGAGGCCGGCGCCAGGAACGGCGAGGCCGACGCCAGGGATGGTCGAGGGGTGCATGGGCGGGGTACCTCCTGGGGCGGGCGGCGCCGGCGGCGTCGGGTCGGGCTGGGCGGGCTGGGCGGGCTCGGTGGGCGGGGGCGGGTCGCCGGCGTCGGGGTGGTCGGAGGCGGCGAGAGCGACGGCGTCGGGGTAGGCGGGGAAGGGGAGCAGGGCGGCGGAGAGGACGTCGGCGCGCTCGACCCAGCCGGCGCGGACGGTCATGTTGTCCAGCTCCAGCGACAGGGCGTCACGGACACCCTCGGCACACTCGGCGTAGGCGGCCTGGGCGACCGGGCCGGAGCCGGGACGAAACTCCATGGTCATGGCCTGGGGGGCGTCGTCGACGCCGGTGGCCACACCAATGGGCCTGTCCCGGTCGTGGCCCAGGGTCAGCTTCACCCGACCCAGGTCGGTGGGCAGGTGCAGGGCGCCGGGACGGATGCGGAGGACGCCGGCGGAGGTCCGACCGGGCTGGCCATAGGGGGCGACGACGCCCCGGATGGTCTGGACGGTGGTGTCGGTGAGGCCGGCCTCACAGGTCGCCCTGGGGGCCTCGAAAGTGACGCGAGTGGTGGTCATCGTGCTAGTCCTCCGTGGGAGCTGGGGTGGAGCCTGGCACGTCCAGGCCGGTGAGCTGGGCGAGGTCGAACGCGATCCGCTTACCACGCGGGACCACGTCGTCCATAGACAGGCGGGCGGCGACGGCGTCGAGGTAGAGGTTGACGCCGTAGTCGATGGCCTCGGAGTTACGGCCCTGGGTGGTCTCGTAGGTCAGGGAGCCTTTGTCCAGGGTGGCGTCGATGAGGGCGGCCGGCAGGGACGCCAGACGGGCGACGTCGACGGCGGCGGCGTTGCGGCCGTCGATGAGCAGAGGGGCGTCGACCTGGCCGTGGGGGATGGCCTTGATACCGCGACTGGTGTAGGCGACGCCACCGTTCTCGCCCTTTCGGGCGGCGGCCCAGGAGCCGATCAGGTCGTCCTGCTCGGTGACGGTGAGCTGGGTTTCACCCTCGTCATGTAGCTCCATGTTCGGGACGGGGGTCTCGGCGGCGATCGTCGCGGCGCGGAGGAGGCGGGAGGCGTGGCGGATGGTCGAGGCGCCGAACTCGACGACGCCCTCGTGGGGTCCGGGGATGAGGATGACGGAGTCGTAGGGGACCTCGTGGTCGCCCAGCTTCACTGTTCCGTCCTCGTCGAATGTCCACCAGTCCCAGGGGACGCGGGCGGCGTCGGAGACTTTCTCCTCGGAGTCGCGGGCCACGGCCCACAGAGACCAGCCGTAGAACAGGAGGTCGTCCAGGGTCCACAGCATCCTGTGATACGGGGGGAGCTGGGTGACGGCGTCGGTGCGATAGGTCCAGGCCGGCGGGTCCTCGACCAGGGAGTCGCCCTCGTACTCGCGTAGCGGGGCGCGGGCACCGAACCCACAGAGGATGTGCCGGCAGCGGGCCATGGCGGGGACGGCCATCGCTTCGGCACGCGAGACGGGGAACAGGACCTCGCCCAGGAGGTCATTCCACACGATGGCGGTGAGCTGATTCTGGGTGTACGGGGAGCGGATCACCGGCGCCGGATGCGGGTCGGAGGCGCTGGGGGACACCGGCCGACCCAGGATCTCGGAGTTACGAACTAGCCGGAGTGCCGCGCCGATGCCCACGGGCGCCGACTCTAGCGGCGGCGGGCGTCGGCCATGGTGCGAATCGCGGCCTTCGGAATCGGCGTGTCGCGCTCGGGGGGGTGGTCGTAGAGCCACAGGGCGATGGTGGCGGCGCGCAGCGGGGCCTGGGAGGAGGTCGACAGCAGCGGGTCCCAGACCCAGGCGTCGCCCACGCGGCGAGGCCGGGCGCCGGCGACGGCGTCGTTGAGCGGGCCGGCGTTGTCGTGGGCGAGGCCGGCGGCGGTCACGTCGGTCAGGAATGACCCGCAGGCCGTGACGTAGTCGCCGGTGTCCAGCTCGTCGACCTCGACGGGCGGGGTACGTAGACGCAGCTTGTCGGTGATTGACCTGGCCTCGCCACGGCGGTCGGCGCCCAGGGCCACGGGGCGATGCTTGGCGACCAGCTCGGGGAGGCGCTCCAGGAGCCAGGTGGCGTCGGCGCGATGCTCGACGGTGGACACACAGGGCCGGCCGAACTTGTCCCGCCAGGCGGCGGCCACGGCGGCGTCGACCCGGTCGGGCTGGACGTCGTAGGCCAGGGCCATCCCACCGGGCTCGGGGACGACCAGCTCGCGGTCGGCGCGGGCGGCCCACATCGCGGACGGGATCGGGGAGCGGGTGTCCATGGGTGCCCACCGGTTGAGGTAGGCGCGGTCAAAGTCGGCGCGGGAGCGGAACGACGAGACGGCGTCGGCTATGTCCTCGACCTCGATGAGGTGACCGATCGCGGGGTGGTACTCGCGCCAGACGTCGGGGTCGTAGGAGTCGACGCCCTCGGGGGCGGACCACTCAAAGAATGCGATCGTCGCGGCGGGGTCCTCGACGGCGGCGCGGCCGGCAAGGATCCACGACCACATGAACGTCGAGGCCTCGGAGTCGCCGGCGGCGGAGTACATCCACAGTTGCCGGTCGCGGAGGGTGAGCTGGGCCGGTTTGATCGCGGTGATGAGGGCGTCGCCGGCCTCGACGTCGAACGACCACAGCTCGTCAATGTCGACCCGGTGCGGGGACTCGGAGTGCAGGGAGGCCGGCGTCGGAGGGAACGGGGCCACCCAGGACCCGTTGGGGAAGGTCAGCGAGGACGCACCCTGGCCACGTTTGACGGAGGCGAACCGTCCCAGCGGGGAGGCCTCGACGGCGGCGACGTTGTCCAGCCAACGCTTACGGGCGACCAGGCCGGTCTGGGCGGTGTAGAAGATCCGCTGTCGGTCGTAGATGGCGGCGCGGGTGACCTGGGAGGTTCGGGCCATGACGGTCTTGCCGGCCTGGCGCGGCATGGTCAGGACGACCACGGGGTAGCGATAACGGCCGTTGGGGAGACGCTCGCCGGCGACGTCTGCGATGTATTGCTGGGCGGGGTAGAGCGGGGCGCCCATGCGGGCGGCGATCACACCGTTGGCAGCGCCGTCAGTCCACAGGCTGGGACTGCGGCGGGTGGCCCACCTGGGCCTCGCGCACGGCAGCGACCAGGGAGGCGAACTCCTCGCGGTCATCCTGGTCCTCCGGGATCGTCGGAAGGGCAGCCAGGGCCTCGCGCAACTCGCGGGCCAGCATGGCCACGCCGTAGGCCTGCCCGTGGCCGGCGACCACGCCCAGCTTGCGCGCCAGCAGGCGACACAGGCCGACCTGGGCCTCATGTCGCGGCGCCAGGAGGTCGAGGGCTCGCATGGCGTCGATGGTGGCCTCGACCTGGCGCTCAATGTCGGTCTGGGGAGGGGTCGGCAACTCCAGGCCGGTGAGGGGCGGGGTCGAGGCGGTCACAGTCCGGCAGTATCGCACCGTTACCGGGCCGATCTGGGCTCGACAGGCCGGTTTCCCAGGCCCTCCGGGGAGGTATCGGACGG